GATTAAATGTCTCCCGTTCGCTGACTATTATGAAGTATCCGTCCATGATTATGCTCCTCGTTGTGGGCCCGCTTCAGCGCCTACTCGCCCTGGAATACTAACTCGGCGTCCTTATGGTCGCTGAGCAGTTCGTACAGGTAGATATGGTTCGGGATGGTCTTAAGGGTCACGACGACTTTGAAATCGTCGGGCACCTTGTAGATCCATCCATTATTGAACCATCCCTCTTCCTTACCTATTGTAAGGTTCTTCTGATCAGGTGATACGAACATTCCTCCGTCGTCACCGTCTACATGGATATACTTACTCATTGTTCTTCTCCTCGTCTACTGTGGGTGGGTTGTAAAGTTGGGCTGTGACTAAGCCGAGAAGTCGGACTAGATGGTTGGTGTAACTAGAATGGTATGCTACATCCTGTGCGTCGGCAAGTTCCAACTGGGCCTCTGTAAGGTACCCTTCCTGTTCTGGTTCGAAGTACAACTCGCTCAGGTATGTTTGCACATTCACATCGTCGATGAGCTGTTGTGTTAGGTATTGTACTAACTCTTCTTCGTTCATGATTTGTTCTCCTCGTCTAGTTATGTTGTCGGGCCGTCCTTAGTGCCCGTTCGCTCAGAACGCTACATCCTGTGCGTCCAGTTCTTTGATGATGTCCTCGTCCTTAATTCGACTGGCCGCTACGTCGAGGACTGCGTAACCTTGTTTGTCTACGCCACGTTCTACGACTTGTTCGGCCTCTTCTTGGTCTTCGGCCCTGATCGTTATGACCATGTTGTAATAGTCACTCATTGTCTTCTCCTCGTTATATAGTCCTGATCTTGTCGACCACCGCTTGGTCGAGAACTATGTAGTACAGTTGTCCGTTCTCTTCCGTTCCGTAAATGGTCACGAATTGTTCATCGTCACGTTCCACGTTGGACACTTCTGTACAGTGACTAATGTCAACGTCCATTTCTTTGGACCTGACTGCTCTTAGTACCGTCATCTTCATTACTGTTTCTCCTCGTCTGGTTGTCTTGGTTATCCGGTACTGAACCGTATAACGGTTAAACGTACATTGTACGTACTATTACCGACTTCTACATCTAGGTCGGTTACATGTTCGACTACACTGTCTTCGGTTATCGTGTCATGTACCACGTCGACCGACATACCCGAACGTTTCATAGTTTGTACAATGCGGTGGCTTAGTTCACTAGCCTTGTTCATTACTGTTCTCCTCGTCTGGTTAATTAATTACCTGGTCGAGTACTGGTGTGTCCCACCCGTCTGCGACCAGAACTAACTCGAAGACTATTAAGCCCTCATCGTTCTTGTACAGGAAGATCACACTGTCCCCATCGACCTCCATGGTCATGTGTATCGTTCCGTCGACCGTTAGGGTCGTCTTGTTATAAAACGACTGTTCTGGTAAGCTCATGGTTCTTCTCCTCGTCTGGTTGTCTTGGTTTGCCTTATCGACGTGCCTTCCAATGCTTTATTTTGCATCGTGTGCACTGTTTCAGAATATGCGTTGCATATTCCATGATAGTTTCCCATTCATGTTGCATGTTCTTAATACATTGTCCAGTTCTGGTACTCATAGTATGTTTCCTCGTCTGTGGTAGGTTGGTATAAATATATTAATTTGGTTCATTATTATATTATATAGAACCAGCGATGGTCAAATCTATAGGCGACCATAGAGTTTTTAGGAATGGGTTTCTTGGACGGGTTTGAATAGTTCTCCCGGGCCCCCCTTAGTGCCTGGTTTTAACTACTATAGTAGTGTGCCGGTATTTATTATATTAACTAGTTTTTCTTTTGTTTTAGAGAAGAATAGTAAAGAAGTATATAAGGACATATAGAATAGTAAGGACTGATATATACATATAGAATAGTAAACATATAAAACAAAAGAAATTATAATTAATATAATGGTTCTAAAGACTGCTCAGATTTCAACGAGTTAACGAGGCTCCCTGTCCTGGCTGTGTCCCTTGGTGCCTACTAGTCGTTGCCTAATCCACGTTAGACGTTCAGGGCCCTGTCCGTCCTCAGCGGGTCCCAACTTGTACTACTAGTCTTACGAGGTGTGCGTTAGAGGGGACGGCCTAGTCGGGCAAGACGGAACCAGGATAGGTCTATAGGGTCCTACCAGTCCCACTCACGCCTAGTAGAGCGACCTCATATGTGCAGCCCTACCAGGCAGCCCTGTCAGCCTTAGCAGGCCTAGTGGCATCGTACTACCGGGAGAGGGCTAGGCCGCCAAATTTAGACCAGGGGAGGTTTGTAGGCTCTGACTGGGCCGTCCCTAGTACTAGCCGGGTAACACTTCTATACGAGGGCCTAGGCCTCCATATATTCGACGGGTTCCAATTTGTTGGACGGGTTGATATTCAAATGCCTGGTGGGGTCTACCAGGTAGGTACCCGTAGGTCTGGGTCTACCGTTAGATGGGTCGCCAATGCTATGTCAGCTAGGTATGACCGGATAACAATTCTATCATAGTCTGACCAGTGTCCCTCAAACGACTGGTGGATCGATTCTTGCACGTTCTCCAGGAAGGCCTTACTGTTCTCTTCCTTAATACCGTACGCACAGTACAGTGGGTCAGTGTCCTCCCGGATGACCAACCATAACATACCAGCCTCGTTAAGGTCTAGACCGTACTTGTTCTGTAGGTCCTCGAGGCCATGTTCCCTCAGGTCGTCGGACAGGTTACCCGTATCCTCGTCATACTGTTCTACCGCTTCTACTAGTTGCTTCGTCATACCGTTCTCCTCGTCTGTTCCCCTTATTGGGCCTTCTATATATTATAATTATATTATATAGGGACCATAGAACCGGTATCAATGGGCACTTAATGGATCTGACTGGTCTCATGTGAGAGGCCTAGTCCTCCATCACACAATCTGGACCTTGCGAGGTTTGTAGGGATGACCGGGCCGCCCTTAGAACCGGGTTTTTTTTAATCAAAAAATAAGATCGATTCAATTAAGAATCGATCTTATTTAAGACTTACTCTTACTTACGTTCGTTTTTGATTGGTGTTATTAGAACGTTTCTAACGTGTTGATATCTCTTGTTCAACTCAACAGCGATCTCAGATCGACTGAATTTGAGAGAATCCAAGAATCGAATTCTCGAAGAAGTTGTAGGTAGAGATTTCAACTTTGTACGATCAGTAGTACTGATTTTCAATAACGATTTCATATTGATTTCCTCATCTATGTTCAACTTAATTGTTGAACATAATTATATTATCAACATCTAAAATGAATAGTCAACTATTTATGAATGTTATAATTTTAGAAGACGTATTAAAATCAACTAGTTAGATGGCATGAAGGCCTCTTCCAAATTTTGGTTCCTAACCGAAACCCTGCGGCACTAGTACCTCGACTTGACAACCACTAGTAGTTCATGTTATAATAATAGACATGATGAACAGTCTGTCGAACAAAAGCCAAGAGGACCTACAAGTCGAAGCCTTAAGGGCCCTCTCAGCAGAGATCCCGCTGAACGACTTCGGCCTTCCACAAGGGATCTACCGTACCGACTTGCTCCCGTTCCACGATTACCGCCCACACGAGAAACCCAACAGTGGTAATGACAAAAGTCACAGCCTCATAATCCTCGACGACCCCTGCGTCTCAAGTCCGGACGACGAGGAAACAATGGAGAACATGAAGAAGTGGTACGAGGTCGAAGGTAGACTTGGGTCTCCTGAGGAGCCAGAGGATACACCGGACGGCAGCCGGGTCGGTAACCTCATTGTGGCCCCTCAGGCAGACCCCACTGAAGCCGAAGGCAACAACGAAGATTACCGTATTGCAGGCTTCCCAGCACAGGCCTTAAGCAATGCGTTTGTCCCATTGCAGTATGATGAAGGGTTCCCTGCGTTCGCCTCTGGTTTACCGTTCTGGGGCCGCTTGGAGTACGAGCCGAGCGATGCGTATCAAGCATTCGACCAGTACCTGCATATGAGCATGGGAAAGAACGCGGATCGCGACGAAGAGGAGTACAATGGCGAAGCGGCCCCAGGGACTCGCAGCCTCAGCACACTCGTAGCACAATTGCACCCTGATTCCAAGCTCCTCAAGATGATAAATGTCTACCAGCAGTACTACCATTTGTACTACTGGGGGCCTCGAGCACATGCGTTTGACCTGTTCAGAGTGGCACAACACAGGAAACAGCAGGAACTACGTGCAATCGAGACCCAAGACGAGCATTATGTTGAGTCCAAACGCCTAAGGCATAAGTTGACGGCCTACTTTGACGACCAAGAGAACTTCTGGGACTTCATGACTCCTAAGGTGGCAATTGACTTTTTCAAGACCATCACGCAGCTAGAGCGCATTTCCTCGGGAGTCCCAGCAGCAGGCCCCATGAGCGAAGCTCGTGAGGGAGCTGGTGGCCAGCCATTCGAGGTGGCATTCCGCACCATCGCACAAACGAACCGTTCTACAGCAGCAGGGACTACAATAGACGAGGAGGGCAAAGTCCTTGACAAAGCCCTCGAGGATCCTGCTGTCACTGAGTATCTGCAGGAACTAATCATCAAAACAGGAGGTTAGCACTATGGCAGGTTCATTGGTCAGGAACTTCGACAAGAAGGTCTTCAAGAAGTGCATTAAGTGCCGAAATTGGAAGCGACGCAAGGATTTAGAGGACGACGACGGCAATCTCCTAGAGAAGCACGGTTTCGGGACGCACGCGTCCTCTTCCGATGGCCTGCAGTCGATCTGCTTTGATTGCAAGAACGTGGCCAACGTCAAATCCCGCGAGAGAAACGTCACCGCCCGCATTCGACACCATACAGGGACTCGATGTCTCACGCAACTGGGGAAGGATCTCGCTCCTAAGAACTTCGTGGCCAACCTCGAGGACTACCTCGGTTACAGGATCGTCACGCTGGTACGTCACTTAGGGGCGGATCTGAAGGAACGTGAAGGCCGCAAGCGCAAGTTGCGTGACGCACTGAACGAAGGCTGGCATGTAGATCATAAAAAGCCACTTTCCTCATTCAAGGTAATTCGCAAGAATCAGGCCCAAGAAGATGTGGTAGACTGGGATGCTTTCAGAAGGTGTTGGGCGATTGAAAACTTGCGTGTCATCTCTGCAGAAGAGAACCTTGCTAAAGGCTCAAGGTATGAAGAAGCGCCCACTCCTACTGGTGCACCTTAGGTCTCCCACCAGGTATGAGCATAACCACACCAGGTACGGAGATCCTCCGAGCGGATGAGTCATCCCTCCCGACAGCACTCAGTCACAGCGACAGGATTAAACTAGAGGCTGCGCTGCGCGAGGGATGGCGCCTTACTCCTGCGACCTTTGGCCACAAGATCACCAATGGCCGCTGGATTGCTGCCCGTCACCTTCTATACATATCGACAATCGTTGCCACCGAGGTTGCCAAGGGGGACGCGCGGATAATCCTCTGTATGCCTGCTCGCCACGGGAAAACTGAATTCCTGAGCATCAACACCGCTGCATGGTTCTTAGAGAAGTGGTCGGACAAGTTCGTAATGAACATTTCCTATGGTGCAGAGCTTGCATCTGACTCCTCGCTGCGGGTTAGAGACATCTTTCAGGATGTGGACCTCCATCACTTGCTTCGCACTAGAATTAGAGCGGATAAGAAGCGTGTTGACCGCTGGTTGACGCCTGACGGCGGAGGTTTGACAGCAGCGGGCATCGGAGGTCCGATTGCGGGCCGTGGCGCAGACCTGATGCTGATCGATGACTATTGCAAGAATGCAGAGGACTCACTCTCGGTGACACTGAGCAATAAAACGTGGGAGTGGTTCAAATCGACGGCCTACACACGTCTAGAGCCCTTTGCCAGCCTGGTTATCCTCGCAACTCGCTGGGGACTCAACGACCTCATCGGTAGGTGCATAACTGAGCTACCGCACGAAAACTGGATCGTCATCAACTTACCCGGGCTTGCTGAGATAAATGACCCACTTGGCCGTGAAGTTGGCGAAGCTCTCTGGCCAGAACGTTACCCGGAGAAGGCTCTTCACAGGATCAAACAGACTCTTGGATCCTACTGGTGGGCAGCAATGTACCAGCAGAATCCGAAAGCCTCAATGGCTGGTATGGATCTTGGCGATATGATCAAGGTCATCTCCGCAGCTGACCTACCTCACGAGTCAGATCTGAAAACCATCCGGCCTTGGGACTTGGCTGCTACAGAAGGCGGTGGAGACTTCACTGCAGGGCCGAAAATGTCACGGCAGCGCAATAGCGGCAAAATCTTCATCCAGGACATGCAACACTTCCAGAAGACGCCGGAGAAGACGAAACAGCTGGTTAGAGCAAATGCTGAGGGCGATGGTCACGGTGTTAAGGTTTGGATGGAGCAGGAGCCGGGGTCAAGTGGCAAGATCGTAATCACGGACTATAAAGCCCTACTCGCCGGATACTCATTCGAGGGTGAGAAGGCTACTGGGCCGCTGCTAGTGCGCGCAAGCCCCTTCTTAGCAGCATGTGAAGCAGGAAACGTCTTTATGGTCAAGGCAGGCTGGAACAAGAGCATGGTTGACGAAATCAATGCCTTCGACGACAATGCCGACTACGACGACCAAGTTACTGCGCTCGCGCTTGGATACAACAAACTAGTGCATGGAATGTTTGGCTCACTCACATGGGGCCGCGAGAAGCTTCCAGATAACGTCGTCCCAATACGGAGCGGGCTACAGCGCGACCCAAACGCACGCAGACTCGGACTAACATGGTAAAGGTGAAGAAATGACACAAAAAGGTGTGACGGTCACTAAAAGAGGCAATGAGACGAAAGCTGTCCTCAATCAACGCACAGTAGGCACATCCAGAGCGGCCAGAGGGAACGGGAAGGAGCCAAATGCTGCGATGCGCGCACTTACGGCCCTTATATCCCGTTTACAACTGGCAAACCGGGCTGGACTGCAATTTGGAGGCAAAAGGGACCTGTATGACGTATTTGGCTATAAGAAGCAGCTGACCACCGACGACTTCCTCTCCAAGTACATACGTCAGGACGTTGCATCCCGAATCATCGATGCTCCACCTGATGCTACATGGTCCAATCCGCCCGAGATGACAGGTGACGCGAAGGTGGTGACTGCGTGGGAAGTGCTGGTCAAGGAGCATGACATGTGGGGTCTGCTAAATCGCGTGGACCGCCTCTCACGCCTGAATCACTTCGCCATCATATTGTTCGGCTTTAATGACGGAAGCAAGTTCGACCGCGCAGTGACAAAGGCGGACGAACTGCTATATGTGCGGGCTGTCGGGTCACGGCAAATAACGAAGGTTACGTTCAATTCGGATCGAACCTCACCAAGGTTCGGTCTTCCGGAGATGTATGAGGTCCAGTTCGATGACCCAGCATTGAAAACCGTATCGGCCGGCACAGTAACGGTGGAAGGCTTGAAGGACATGAAACTCCATGCATCACGCACGGTCCACATTGTTGAGAGGCCGCTGGAGGACATAGTATTTGGTACTCCGATCATTGAACGGGTATATAACCTTCTTGACGACCTACTCAAAGTGGGCGGTGGTACGGCAGAAATATACTGGCTCAGTGCAAGAGCCGGGCTGCACGCAGATGTTGATAAGGAGATGGAGATCGATCCTTTGGATGCCGCTGCTCTGTCGGACGAGATTGAGGAATACCAACACGAGCTACGCCGCGTCCTTCGCACCAGAGGTGTTAGCCTGAAGGTGTTGGACTCGAAGGTCCCGAACCCAGCAGAGATCTTCGATATGCTGATGGGCCTCATTTCTGGCACTACGGGCATTCCACGGCGCATTCTGCTTGGTTCGGAAGCAGGTGAGCTGGCTTCCGCGCAGGATAGAGCGAATTGGGCAGAACGCATTGACGAGAGGCGCAAGTTGTTCTCGGAACCTCGGATCCTGAAGCCTACAATCGACATTCTGCAGAATGTGGGCCTGCTGCCTGAGGGTGAGGTGGAGTTTGAATGGCCAAGCGCATTCTTACAGAACCCACTTGAGGAAGGGCAGACCAAAGCGCAGACAGCACGTGCTATTGGCAATATCTCGCGGCAGACAGGTGCTAAGACACCAATGCAGCTCACCTCACGCAAGGAAGCGCGCGAAATCATCGGATTGGAAGGTGATCTGCCAGAGAGTGAGCTCCTCGACCAAGAAGAGGAGACTCCAACTCCTACTGGAGCCGCCCCAGGTCTCCCACCAGATGAAGCAGTACCACCCGGCGCAGCGGGGCAGTAAAAGGACCAGTTGATCTTTCATTGAATAGTCGTTATAATTAAGATACTAGTTAGGTGGCTATCAACCGTACATCATCCGAACAGGAGAACATGCCATGAGTGCATCACCGGCAGTGCAAGCGGCAAAGAAGAAAATGCAGCTTGCCAGACTCAAGGAGAAGGAAGATAACCTAGAGGGTTACCCCGAATTCTACGCAAACCAGCCAGCTCAGCTTGAAAGAGCGCGGCTAAGTCAAATTTTCAAGGACTCCAAAGCATCTCTTCGGGCCGCCAACGAAGTACTCGAGATCGCCATTATCGATGGCGAAGGGCTAGAAGTCGCCAGGGAAGCACAAGCAATTGCTGCCAAGGTTGCAGAGATGTCACAACCGCCACGTCGCGGTGCAACTGGTGCTGGCTTAGGCGCCGCTGGAGGTCTATAATGAGTGCCACAAATTTATGGGAAGACGACGTCCTTGACTTGATCTTCACTAACGTCGCGGCGCCGAACATGGGCGACGCAGCTGGCTTGCCTGCGTCAGTAGGTGCGGGAAGCTTGACAATTGCCCTGCACACAGGCAACGCCATCGACGACACATCAACGTTACAGACACAGGTCGTCGCAGCCTACACGGGCTATTCCAACCAGACCGTTGTAAGATCGGTAGCTGGATGGACTGTCTCCTCTGGATCAGCAACTAACGATGCAATTATCTCGTTCGGCCTCTCCTCGAGTGGTCCGGAAACCGAGACTGACGTGTCACTAGGTGGCTTCGCTGGCGTGATGCAGATCTTCTCCACGTTGGATGCGGATCTCATCGTCAACAATGGTGTAACTCCGGAGTTCGCGATCTCGGCGTTGGCAATCTCGTTAGACTAGGACACGAGACATGGACGACCTATTCACACTGAAGCAGGTCAATGTGCAACACGCGCTCGACCTGGTCCAGATACAGCTTGGATCGGACAAAATCCGTCTGTACTATCAGACCGTATTCAAGTTGTGCGTTCAAACTATGGGCTGCGCCAAGCAAGCTATGGGCCACGAAGGTTTGAGGCCGAAGTTTTGGGCAAAGATCAATCAGTACGAGCGGTTCACACCTGCCACGCGACTGCATCATGAATACCGTCGCTCTGAGGGTCTGTCCAATGTCAAGAACTGGGACGTGAATCCCGAAGACTCTTTAGTCGTATGGACCTTCAACGAGCGGTTCTACAAGATGCATTATTCGGACGCAGTCATGATGTACGCGTGGATGCGTCGTGCGGCGGCAGAAGCAAAGAACTGGGCAGGTGATCGCAGCAGGATCTTCAGCACGTCCGCAAGGCTCACCGATTCCAACGAGACGGCCAAGATCCTGTACATGCAAGGGCAATAATGGAGGACTATTTATGAAAAGACTTTTACTTCTACTTTTGCTGATTCCGATGTTTGCACTTGCAACGCCCCCATATGACGTAACGATCTCATTCACCTTTCCCGCGACCGCAGTACCTATCGACAGCGTTGACCTGTACATGAACGACTGTGCGGCGGGTGTCCCGGTAGGCTCACGAGTCGGACAGATTAGCTCGGGGCAGATTTTTCCGGCGCTGATTGTCGCCGATGGGTCCTACGAGTTCTGTGTCCGGGGCGTCAATGCGGCCGGTATCTCGGTGGGGCCGGGTGCAGTCTGGACTGGCAGCATCGCCCAGCTAAATATCCCACCTGACTCGGACTCGATTGATGTACAGATTCCTTGCGATACTCCTTGTGTCATTAACTTTACTATCGAACGGCGCTGAGGCGGTAGAGTTCTGTCAGGCAGACTTGAACTGGACTGAGCCTACCCTGAACGATGACGGCTCGTTGCTGACAGATCTCGCGAGC